TGGGGCATGGATGGGGCAAAGTCCGATAATTTCTGGTTCAACATAGCAATCTGATCGCTGTTACTGTCGGCCATCCAGGCGCCGTAGACATTGAAAACCATTTGGGCGCTTGTGTGCCCCATCTGGCTCGCAATGAAGCTGGGGTTGGCCCCGGCTGACAGTGACCAGCAGGCATAAGTGTGTCTGGACTGATATGCTTTGCGATGCCTTAAACCAGCTCGTTTCAGCGCCGCCTCCCATGAGTCACCAATTGAATCAACCTTGTAATGATAACCAACGTTACTGCTTTTTCTGACCAGCTGAGGATTGAACACAAATGTACAGTCATGAATAGCCGTTCGGCCATACTCCCGTAGTTGTACCTCAATCTGATACTGCTTTCCCAGTCTGGTCATTTCCGCCTGGTTTCTCAAAGCGTCAATAGCTGGTTTGATCAGATGCACGACCCTGTCGGTGCCGGCTTCGGTTTTTGGTGGAGTGAAATCACCGAGTTTCGTATAATTTCGGCGTATGGTCATCGTTCCAGCTTTCAGATCTATGTCTTCCCATGCAAGGGAGACCAACTCACCGTGGCGTAATCCTGTGTAAACCGCAACGGACCACAGGTTTTTCGTTTGCTGATGCGGGCAGGCATCTATGAAACGAATAAATTCGTCACGAGTGAGTGGATCAGGTTCTATCCTGGCCCTTTTAAGCGGCCTGATTCCGTTAAATGGGTTTTCCCGGATATAACCATTATCAGCGGCAAACTGAAACATGCCCGCCATGGTGGTCATGTAATAGTTTGCTGTCGCCACACTCAAACCGTTCTTCACCGATCCCCCCGACAACATATCTTTCCTGACATACAACAGATCTTCCCTGTTCACGGATGAAGCAAGCTTGTTTCCACCAATCCTCAGCAGCATATTCCTTACAACCGATTCATATCGGTCCAGAGCATTAGCGCAGATCTCCAGCCGTTTCAGCTCCAGCCATTTTTCAGACAGAAATTTCACGGTGATATCTTTCTTGCAGATGCCGAAAGTTTTCAGGTTTGGCGAATTGGGGAATTGCGCCGCATAGTCAAAGGTACCCATGCGGATAGCGAAACAAACTGACGTTCGCAGTTCCCCGGCCACCTTCCTGTTTTTAGCGGTGTCAGGGACACCGAGATTTTCCCTGACACGCTTACCTTTAAAAATGAACCATATGCGGAGTGATTTTCCGTGGTTCTCAACGCCCGTTGGGTATGATTCTTTACTCATTGTTCCCTCCCGACGTCCAGGAGCGGTGTAAGCTTACCTGTTTCATTCCGCCCGATCACCCAATGGTTGCTTTTGGGCCTGAATCCATGCGTCTACCGCTTTGCGGTTGTACATGCATTCGCTGGTTGGCTTTGGCTCTCCTTCAGGGGAAACGTGCTTATACTCCCGGCCAAGCAGCCAGGATGATTTACGGGCCCGTGTAATAGTGCCGCGCTTCATCCCGGTGACCGCCATCAGCAAGTCCTCTGAAACCCATTCGTTTGGCTCGATCTGGATAATTGTCTGCATTTATCACCTCCGATGCTTACCGCGCAATTCCTCTTCTTCCTGACAATCAGCGCAGCGCTGACAGCCCGCCACCAGTTCCCGGCGCCGCTCGGGTATCTCTTCCCCGCAGTCGCGGCAGTGAGTAGCTGAAACTGCGTTATGGTTGATGCGCATGTTCTGGATGGTCATTTCCAGCCGGCGCTCTGCCAGCTCGTTGGCCTGATCGATGATTTCTGCGCTCATACCGCCTCCCAGCGAATCTGTCGCTTATAAAAACTTTTTACACGCTTAACGCTTCCTGCCATTTCCATTTTCTTCAGCCTGCGAAGCACGTAAGGAGTATTGATGTCCTTATATTTTTGTCGCAGCCAATAGGCTACGACATACGTCATGCACCAGTTGTGCTCTCGCAATATTTGAAGGATTTCATCATCAGTGGGATTGCTCATGATTCGTCCTCCATAACCAGAACGGTGTCGCCAGGTACCTGCAGCGTTAAGACCACGCTATATCCGCGCTCATGCTGACTGAATGACGCAGGCCATGCCGGTAGCGGGGTTTCTTCATTAACCTTGCCGACACCAATAGCCCAGCAGCCTTCTTCCGTATAGCAGGCAATAACCAACATCTCGCCTTCAGATGATTTGAGGTGATAGACGCCGGGGTTGCTGTACATGCAGATTTCTTCCCGGATAGCGCCTTCGCACTCGAAAAGGTCATCGCTGGCACCGTAAAATTTCAGTTCTTTCATGCTGCACCGCCTTCGCTTTTTTCCGCTTCAACCGCCATCTGCTCAAGCTTTCGTGAAAGCTCGGCAGACAGCGACTGGAACTCTTCCTCTGTCGCTACCGGGATCGGCACGAAGCGAATGCCGATATGAGCGAGGCCATGTGCGGCCTCAAGGCATTTTCTTAAATCAACGGGAGAGGCTTTGTTCATGCTGCACCGCCTTCAACGCGCTTGAACTCGATAACCCAAACCCAGGGGTTGGCCAGCCAGTTTTCGGCGCCATAGATGGATTCCCACAGGCTTCTGAATGAGGACCGATACAGTTGATTCATTTCTACGTAGTGGGGCATGTCCTCGGACCAAAATTGGAAAAACTCATCAATTGCCGCGTAATTCCTTGCGACTACTGTCTGGTCCCATACCTCGGTATGAACGCCCTCGCTTTGTGCGTCCTCTTCGCTGATAGCGTTTAGCCGCTCAACCCGCACGTCGGTGATTTCCAGCAGAATGCGGCTGGCCCAGCGCGGCATGTGGATTGACGGGCGCCATGCTCCTTCGAACTTGTGCTCTTTGGTATGTGGTTTCCAGTAGGCGTCATCGGGAATAGACCACAGGCCGTAATCACCTGGTCTCTGCTCGCAGCTGGCGCGGTAAATCCTTGCCGCTGAGCGCTCATCTCCTTTGCAAAGATTATCTTCCCAATCGACATAACAGCCGTCTTCATTGCCCAGGGTCGCCCATGTTTCACGCACCCAGATGCGATCGCCGACGGCGCCGAACGGGCATGGGTGCCAGAAGTCGCAAGCATGCTCTGCATCTTCGCTCCACGGCCATTTGCTACCGTCTTCGCGCTCACCAATTTCAGTGAACCGAGTCTGTTTCCATTTGATAGGCCGCCGAGTCTGAGTCTTCCGGCCGTCGAGGATGGCCCTCACCATATCGGCGTTAAAAATCATTCCGCGTTCTTTCATGATTCCACTCCATACCGCCCATTCATGCGGCCAATAACACTGACAAATTTTACCAGGCTGACACCCATCGGCTTTACCTTCTCGTAGTGCCTGCGAAGGATGGGGTGGGGCATACAGCGTTCCACTTCGGTTTAGGCTTTACGCTCATCGCTTTGGTTATCTCTTCTGCGCAGCGACGAGCCTGGGCGCGGAGAGCGTTTTCTTTTTCTTCAGGCGTCATGCTGCCTCCCGTTTCCTGTTGAGGTGGGGCGCATTCGAAAGGAAAACGGCCTTTGCAAATCCAAGAGGAGTTGCACTGCGAATGTTGGCGCGCTCGTCGCTGGGCGGACATTCGTGAATTCGGTTGTCCGGATACCAGTCAGCCACCAATCCGGCAAAGGACGTTCCGGATATGGCTTCGATCGCCTTTTTCTTCGGCACCATGCGGCCGCAGGCCAGCTTCACGGCGTCGATAGCCGCTTCAACCATCGGGTGCATATTCTCTGCCGGCGCCTTGAAGCCGTTACCCGTCCAGAGGCATGTCTGCTTCGTGTAGTTGTCATCCGCGCACAGCCCAGTGAACTGGTACGGATGGAACGTGTAATCGGCCGAGCCGAAGATGCTACTGAACACGCTCACCGGGTTTTCGAATGCCCACGGGCAGCCAGCCGCCAAGCCAACCATCCGGCATTGCTCAGCGACCAGCGCTGCCTTGGCTTGGAAATGCGGGTCTTTGGCGCGCTTGGACTCGAACCAACGGGACCCGGAAACAGCCACGTGCGTGCATGGTGGGAAGCCGATGACGATGACGACGTTATCAGAGCGGATAATCTGAGATAGCCGCGGCATCGCCTCAATGATGGTTGCCGATATGCGCTCAACAGGACCGTCGATCGAAGTTTCAGGGTGCTGCGGGTCCACCAGGACAGCGCGATAACCTGCTTCAACCCACGGCTCAGCCATAACGCCAGTGATATCGCACAGACAGATAATGGTTCCTTTGCTCATGCTGCCTCCAGATTCCCGATCCGCTTTAACTCAGCCAGCGATACAGTCGTGATGATGTGTCGCGGGGTGATGTACGGGCGCCAGATAAACAGGAGCGAGCCTTTGGGGTTGCTCTTGCGCTTTCCTGTAATGGATGCCGGAACAAACTGAACACGGCCGCCGGTTATGAGTCTGAGTTCATCAGCTGATTGCATGGCTGAAATAAACCAGCCGGTAGAAATGTCAGCAGGTAACAGCATCACTACGGCCTGAGACTGCGCCCGGGATTGCTCGGCTGCCTTTTCCACCCACGGCCCAATATCGGAATAGGGCGGGTTACACCAGATCGCCCCGTATGACGTCCATTCGCTGTTCAGCGAGTCATCCAGCTCAGTGAGATAGTGAGCGCATAGCGCGTTACTCTCAGAGGCTGCAGCATCCAGCCAGAAGCCAAACTCGCGGTCGAGCGCGTTGAAAATTTCAATCGGTGTTTGCCAGTAGTCACGTTCATTTTTTGGAGTTTTCGAACCGCCGAAATCAGTCATTGCGCACCTCTTTTCGTGTCCAGCTCTTCAGCCAGCCGCTGAACCTTTAACGGGTTTCTTACCACTTCACCAGATGGCATTAGCCAGCCACGATGAAGGACGGAGTACATGCACTTCACTTTTCCTACGGTTATGGCGTCGCGGTAATGTTTCATTTCCACTGCTCCCCGAAGGTGAAACCGATCTCCGCCAGCGATTCATCCATCTTGCTTATGAACTCCGGCACCATTTCGTTAAAGTCGGACATGTATTTGTCGTCGCGCTCAACAACCACGTGGTGGATGCCCTCTCGCTTCATACGAGGGTCATAATTCGCGAAATACCAGGCATCCTTGCCGGTAACCCACATGCTGAATTGCACCTGGGCCATGTAGGCGGATTTGATAGCCTCGAAGCCGCCAAGTCGGAATTTCATGAAGTCGCGAGAGGTGAAAGGGCACTTCAGCTCAAGGCCGCGACCATCACTGCACAGGCCATCAGGTGAGCAGGCGGTGCGCATTCCTTCGTCGCGGAAGAGGATCGGCGACTCGGTTACCTGCACGTCGGTGGTGAACTCAAACAGGGTGCGAGCGTCGGCCTCATACTGTTTCCCCCAGGCCAGCGCCTTGGCGTTAACTTCCGGCGCCACGCCGGTGCACACTTCGGCAAGGAGCGTAAGGAAGTAGGACATCTTCATATCAGTCCATTTCTTGCCTGACTTGGGTTTAGAAATGACGTTGTGAGCGTCAGAGGCAGTAATAACTCCGAGTCTCGCCCTTGCCCATGTCTCGCTGCCTTGCTCAATTTGTGCAATTGGCCCAAATATTTGCTCAAATTTAATGAGCCACCTGTTATCCATATTTCCTCTCCTTTCGGCAGTTGGCTCTTGGCGGGATGTTAATCCCTCTATTTTTGTAGCCATGACACCATTTGTGGATGGTCGCTGATTTCACGCCAAAATGATTCGCCGCGGCTCCGGCGCTTTCAAAACGCAACCCATCAACAAACCAGTAAAACGATGTACTTCTGTTTTCCGCCTGCTTGGTAACCGTTGCCCATCTGCAATTGTCTTTTGAATACGGGCCTTCATTGTTCTTCCGATCTAGCTGATGCTTAGGCGTAGGAGGTAGCCCCATATCTTCAAGAAATAGCTCGAACGTCAGCCATCTTTCGCAGATACCGCGCTTACTGTATTTTTCGAAGTCTTTGTTGTTCGGGTTCGTGCAGCGGTTTTTCATTCCGCTCCAAATCCTGTAAACGCGGGTATTGCGCTGGCCGTGAGTGGCGTTTTTTCCTGTCATGCATCCGCAGCTGCTTATTGAATTGTTTTTAAGCTGATTTGCGGCTCTATAGCAGGAATTACCGCACACACAAAGGCATAGATACATCCTTCTACCTCTCAGCATGTGCGAGTATTCTTTGACGGTTAAGTACCCATATTTTTCACCGGGCATAAGTGGATTGGCGTTCATGCTGCCACCTGCGCTTTTTTCTGGAGGAAGCTAAAGCCTTTCTGCGCTTCTTCTTCGGTGAGCTGTGATGCCTGGAAAATGTCACGCTTGAAGATGTTGCTGCACAGAGGCAGGAAGTCCTGCTCCCAGTCCTTATTCAGGGACGTCAGGAGGTCGGTAATTGCCTGCAACGTTTCCTCACTGGCCACCAGGGGGAGCGCCTCTGTCGTGGTTCGCGGCGTTACGTCACGCGCATCCACTTCCAGCGTTTTACCTTCCATCTCTTCGGCGGTGGGCTGCTGTCCAATTTCAGGCCACGCCTTACGCAGAGCCTGAGCCTCGGCACACTTCGCCAGCTGGCCATAAGGGCGCTTTTTCCACATTGCGTTGGGCGCGGTAGTGTCGCGGCCGGCGGTGGCGTAGTTTTCAACCCAGTATTCTTTCGCGCTGAATTCGACGATTTCCCCGCTCGGCATGCGCTTGCTGACGGTGTACTTGCACCATTGAGGTACGGTCACTTCAATACCTGTAAGCGTCAGAGTGACGTCCGGGCCGAACTCTGGTTCTTTTGCGCCAGCGTAAGAACCGGAGCGATCGGCTTGAATCCGATAAAGCCCGATGCCAGGCATAACCACATCGCGCCACTCGCTTTTGCCCGACTTCGAGTCCTTAACGCTCATTGGCACCAGATGAACGGGCTTCAGAAGCGGATCGAGGTTTCTGGCCCGGCAGTAGTCCAGCGCCATCATTACTGATTCGTCTTTGGCGCCAGGGTAAATACTGTTTTTGAGGGCGCTCCCGGTAGCGCCGTCAATGCCTCGCTCAGCAAGAGAGCTGGCTGTAATCACAAGTTCGTTAGCCATTGCTATTCCTCAAAGTTAAAACGGGCAGCCGGTGCGGTGATCCCAGTCGTATTCCGCCTGGGCGTAAGCTACTGCCGAGATGAGATCGTTATATGCCTCGCCAGCTGCATCGCTGCGGAGGCCTTCGTATGGGTTTTTGTCCATCGGCACAGAGAAGCGGAACAGCCCTGACGGCTCTTTCGGCAGAGCGTCGATAATTTCCTGCGCCCGATCGTCAATCCACTTTTGCTTCTCTTCGGTGAGCGTTTGCTCGGCCCACTTACGCTCTTCGATCACGTCATATGCGCGGTATGCGTTCATAGCTCGCTCCTGAAATTTGGTTGTGAAACGCCCGGCACCGTAATGGCTGCCAGATAGCTCAGTTAAATTCGTGCGCTGATATGCGCGGTTAATGCGTCCCGGCTGGAACCAGGTTCGGTTCGATACTGCGTGAAGCGTATGGCCGGCGGATGTGGCGCAGATTGCCCTGAGGCTCATGCCAGTAACTGCCGTCGCGATAGTCGAAGCTGACCAGCCAGGCGGCGCCGGTGCGGCGATTGCGCATCATCACGGCGCGTCCGTTGTTAGGAATTGAGTTAGCCATTGAACACCCCCGTAACGTGCAGAATTTTGATAATCAACGCTGTCCAGATAACGCCGCAGATCAGCAGGCAGTAAATCAGTGAACGAATGCCTTGTTTGCTCATGCGACACCCCAGCAAAATTCAAAGCTTACCCATGCAACCGCAATCACAAGCAGAGCAACCTTTAAGCAGAACCGGTGCCATGCAGGTACTTCGTGTTCTCGGATCATTCTTCAGTACCTCGAAAATTAATCTCATGCAGCCTGAGAAGCCCACGCCCTTGCGTCACGACGATTAATCCATGCCAACTTAACCCACAGGTCATGAACCCCATCACCTCGGCGAGTATTGCGGCATTTCTCGCGGTACCGGAGATACTCGGAATTGCACTCAAGGGCATATTTTTTTGCGGTCATCTCTTCACCTTTGCCTTAAAGCCGGCCAGCTGAGCGTTTGACTTACGTCCGGCGTTGCCGGTGTTGTTTGGATGAGTTGAATATACAAAATACAATCAATCTTGTAAACACATAAAATTGTATTTTGTTGTATTTAACAATCAAGTGGTTGTTTTTGTTGTTTTTATATTTGTTTTTTGGCTTGTTTCAGGAAGGGATGTTGTGTTACAGGCGAAAAAAAAGCCCGGCATCGGGCTTTGCAGTAGTGATAGTGGTTATTTTTGCAGGGATTTTATTGCGGAAGGGGTAAGCATAGAAGGGGGAAGGCTGCGAAGGTTATAAATGTAAGTCATATAGCACCCGCAATCCCTTGGAAGCGGTATATCATTAAGAAATCCATCAACCCCGGGCTTTATCAATTTTTTCTTTATCGCCCATGATCCCTTAATTGTATAGATCCTACCCTCTCGTTCTGCATGCTCTTTGCAGCCCCTTGATTTCCATACAGCCGCAAGGGCATTGTTATCAACTGCATAACTGTGATCAGCCGCATTAAGTAGCGTTTTCGCATTTTTAACCGAAGAGTCTATGCTAACTGGTTGATACTGTTTTAAATTCTTTTTTGTGGACTGTTTTTTATGCCAAATAAAAACGAACAGGCAACACGTAACTGCTAAGAATGCCCCAAGCAAAAAAGAGAAAAAACTCATGATTACAATACCTTAAAGGTTAAAGTAAAACTGAATACCAGAAAACCCTTCCTATGATTTCAACATCTTGCTCCATTGCCTCTTCGTCCTCTCGGTTGAAGCTGCGTATCACAAGAATTCCACCTGGCTTACGGTATAACTGCTTTATCCGCTTTAGCTTTTCATCTCCGGCACCTGGTTGCGCGATAGCATATAGTTTTCCATCAATGATCCGTTTGTTATTGGTGTCTACTGCAACCGTTGTTCCATCTGGAATAACAGGCTCCATACTGTCTCCAGTGGCTGGGAAGCAGATAACTCCTGAACCATCGCTGTTAGCGCCAACTCTTCGTAAAGTTGCTTTGGAGAACCTCAACTTAAAGCCATTGTGATCATCGCTTTGAATGCGGCCATCCCCACAGGCAAATTCGATATCTTTCAAAAAAGGCACTTCTACTTCGCCCTCACTTAGTGGGGTATTTTTGTCCCATGAATCGACTTGGGACCATTCTTTTTCGGGAGGAATTTCACTGGTCATTTCATGCTCACCAGTTAAGAGCCAGCTAACTGAGCACTTTAAAGCTGCTGCCAGCTCCGGCAAGTATCTTGGGCGCTTAGTCCTTCCGTCTTCGAGTTGCTGTATGGCCTGCTGAGAGGTTTTAGCTAGTGAAGCCAGCTCCGCTTGCGTCAATGATAGCTCCGCACGCCTAAGTTTTACTCTGTCCGCAATATTCATATCCACCTCATAAACCGATCCCTCATGCTTACAAGAAACAAGGTATTTGACAAACAAGTTTGTTTGACAATAAAATACAAATAACCTTGTAAAGGAGGCATCATGGAAACTCTTTCTGACCGCGTTAAAAAACGCCGCAGTGAACTTAATTTGACCCAGGCCGGTCTTGCTGAGCTTTCTGGAACCAAACAGCAGACTATTCAGCAAGTTGAATCCGGATTAACAAAACGCCCACGCAAGCTCATTGAGCTGGCGACTGCCCTTCAGTGCGAGCCACGCTGGCTTCTTTTTGGAGAGCAAGGGAATAAAACCAATGCCGCCTAACCGGCGGCCTTTCAAACACCACCAGAGGAAGTATCACAGATGGAGAATGCAATAGCCCGAAAGTTAGAGCCGCCAATTCTCAACCCAATTGAGATTGAAGGCATTTTGTTAAACCGGCTTTTGTCCATTGGCCAGAAGACTTTTGCAGAAATGCGAGGGGTCAGCGAATCAACGATTAGTCGCCGTAAGAGCGAAGGGTACTACGCCGAGATGGCGAAAGAGATTGCTGCGTTAGGCCTGCAGGTTGTTCCGCCAGAAGCGGTTGTGGTTTCCCGCCACTACCTGCAGTCAGTAGAAACGCTGGCAGATATCGGATTACGTGCAGAGCGGTGCCGACCAGGACCGTTGGGATGGGACTAATGAAGGGCAGAAAAGGCGAAAGCCGCAGTGCTCGAACACTAACGGCTTTCTACGCGAATTAACTGGATCAATTCACAGGAGTAATTATGGCAAATACTGCCGAGGTAATCAATTTCCCTGTGCCTGTCGTGGCACTACAGGAGCTGCGCGTGGCAGATCTCGACGATGGGTTTACGCGCATCGCCAATGAGCTCCTTGAAGCTGTCATGCGTGCGGGTCTGTCGCAGCATCAGCTTTTGGTGTTCATGGCTGTCATGCGCAAAACATACGGCTTCAACAAGAAATCTGACTGGGTCAGTAACGAGCAGCTCTCGGAGCTGACCGGCATTCTCCCGCATAAGTGCTCAGCTGCAAAAAGCGTCCTGGTTAAGCGGGGGATATTAACTCAAACCGGTCGTGTTATCGGGATTAATAAAACGGTCAGCGAATGGTCATCTTTACCCGTAAAAGGTACAGAAAAGAAAACTTACCTGAAAAAGGTAACATTACCCGAATCAGGTAAGAAAAGTTTACCCGAATCAGGTAACGCCTATTACCCGAATAAGGTAAACACAAAAGACAAACATACAAAAGACAAACATACAAAAGACAATAAAGACAATATTAATAACCCCCCTAAATCCCCCCGGGCGGTTTCGTTCGATGCGTTAGCTGTTCAGTTGCCTGACTGGCTTTCTGCAGAAATCTGGTCGTCATGGGTGGCATACCGTCGTGACCTGAAAAAGCCGATCAAGTCTCAGCAGACGGTCACCCAGGCTATCAACCTGCTGGACCGCTGCAGACTGAACGGTTACTCCCCTGAAGAAATTATTAACCAGAGCATCGCGAATGGCTGGCAGGGACTCTTTGAGCCGAAAGGCGCCAGACCGCAGCGCCGGCAGGAGTCCCGCGTCACTGAACGGTTCGCTGACAAAGACTACGGCAAAACCGAAATTCCGGACTGGATGAGGGATCAGCAATGAACCTGGACGAAAGAATCACCCTGGTCGAAAAACAGCTGCAGGAGCTGTCACAGCCAGCGCTGGACATCCCAAACACCGAAGTCATTAAGCAGTTAGTGGTCTGCGAAAAGCACGGCGACTATGAGCAACGCCAGCGCGTATCAACTGGCCTTGTCCGTCTGCCAGGGGCGCCGACAAGCTGCCCGGGATGCCTGAAAGATGAGCTCGTTTTCCTGCGAAACGAGAAGGCAAAAACGGATGACAGAACTCGCACTGCGAATGTTGAACGCCTGATGCTTGAGCTCAAGGTCCCGGCCCGGTTCGAAGCCTGCACGCTGGATAACTACCAGCCGGTGAGCGAAGAAGCAGCGCGGGCGCTGAAAGTCTGCCGAGCGTATGCCAGCCGCTGGCCAGATCGCCGGAAGAACGGCGGCGGACTGGTTATGTGCGGCAAACCCGGCACGGGGAAAAACCACCTGGCCTATGCAATTGCGAAAAGCGTTATCGCAGAGCACCAGAGCCCGGTCGTGTTCACCACTGCGCTGAAAATCGCCCGGGAGTTTAAATCCACCTGGTCAAAGACGGCGACCCGCTCCGAGGAAGACGTGATCCGCTTCTTCACCAAGCCGGACCTGCTGATTATCGACGAGGTAGGCATTCAGTTCGGCAGCGAAGCCGAGAAGATGATCATGTTTGAAATCATCAACACCCGCTACGAGCGCCTGAAGCCGACGATCCTGATCAGCAACCTACCAAAGGATGAGCTGACGCAGTTCATCGGCGAGCGCGTCATCGACCGCATGAACGACGGCGGCGGCTGCACGATTTCGTTTACCTGGGACAGCTATCGGGAGAACCGGTCATGACAGGAAAAGACGCAATTCTGAACTACCTGAAAACGCATAAAACCTGCAGCTCTCCAGATGTCGCCGCGGCTTCCGGAATGACGCACACCTGCATCAACCAGGCTGCCAATATCCTGGCAAAGCAGGGGGTACTGGTAGCGGAAGCTCGGGTGTGGCGGACGGTTTATTACCGGCTGGCCACCGAAGAAGAAATTTCAGGCAGGAAGAGCACCAATCAGATTTTCAACGAGTGCCGGCAGAGCCCGGTTATGAAGCGAATTTTAGCGGTCTACGGGAGGGCGCAGGCATGAAAAACGAAATCGAATTCAAATTTGGTGATTACGCAATCATCGAGCAGAAACGCCACGGCGTACCTAACGAGATGTTTGTTCATAAGGTGGTTGGTCAACTTCGCTCTAACACCTGGGTTGATGTTCCGGTTAGTGTTCCGGCGACTGAGACGCTGCATGGTGAGATGGAGGACATTTGTCTCTGCATCTGCTGCGGAATTGACGAGACCGAGGTTCGCCGTTATCGCGTCAAGGATATGCGGCGCCATTCTCCTGTCTCTTTGGTGGCTGATGAAAAGAGGGGTTCTACTATCACATTACAGGCAGTAAACGAGCTCATTCGGTCGCTGGAGTCGGCAGGCGAGCTGTCGATAAGAGAGCAGAAGTTCCTGAAGCTGGCGAAAGCGTTTAAGCAGCTGGAGGCGGAGAATGTGCAAATCAAAGCTATGAACGATTGCTTATCTGAGGAACTGCGTGGTTATGAGTCTGATGGCGCTTTTGAGGGGCCGAAGATGCATCTGCTGTGGTGGCAGGTCGAAACCCCCGCCACAGATCGCATCGTAGCCGGGATTAAGGCTGATGGGGTGGAGGAGTTCGCGGCAAAACTTCGAATTCCTGGTGATGACCAGTTTTTTGACGCTTTAGCAAAAGGGGTTGCACTTGCTGCTGACGACTTCTCCAAGCAGCTGCGCGAGGGGGCCGACAAATGAGCATCGCCACTTATCTCAATACCGGTTTAGCCATTCTGGGGTGGGCATACATCATGGTTAAAACAGGCCAGTGGATTACCAAAAATGCTCTGAGGCAGTGGGACAAGCGTCGTAAGGAATCTCGCCGCCAGAAAGCTGTGAATGAGTTTTATGACGCCTTTGAGCTTAACAGCCTGGAACCTGGCTCTACCGTTCGCCTGGCCACTAAAGGCGACCTGACAATCATGATGTTCCGCAGCGAGGGGGACGACAAATGATAACCGGGACTACTAATTATGACGATGTGGCAGAAGTCCGCTGCAATTTGTGCGGCGGTTATTACAAAGCCGACGATCCGGAAAGTCACGAATGTGAGGATGCAGCATGACAACTAATATCACCTCACTGGTGCAGCGTTTGAAAGTGGCAGCAAAGAATGGATGTTGCCACACCCTTTTTCCGGATGATTGTCTGGCGCTGGTAGGGGCGCTGGAGAAGGCGCATCAGCGGATTGATGAACTGGAGAACGATGAAGTTCGTCAACGGCTGGCTAACGCAGAGCACCAACTCTACATGGCTGAACTGGGTAAAAATAATCTGAGAGCCAGTCGTAAGGTGCAGTTCCGCAAGCGCAAGGCGGCTGATCAACGAATCGCCGAGCTGGAGTCCCGCACCGTGAAGCTGCCGAAGCCTATTAGCGTTTTGCATCGCCGAGAGTTCACTGCGGCGCACTGCGCAATATACGCATACCCCGAGGCAGAAGTTAACGCGGCGTTGGATGGCGCTGGCATCAAGTGGGAGGCTGAGTGATGGCTATCACTGAAGGATTCTGCGCGGACCTCTACTGCGACTGTGATGGTTGTCAGTCAGGGAAAATCTATCCGCAGGGGCAGGCTGATTTCATCGGCCGGAATATGACCGACATTTCTCAACAGGCGCGCAAAGCTGGCTGGCGCATAAGCAAAGACCGCCAGCGCTGCTATGCGCCGGGCCACAAAATTTCACGGGGAGCCAACCAATGACCAATAACCAGTTAGCAGAAAACAGCGCCATCCAACTTTTGAACAGCGTCAAACTGGCGCGCGATAACGCAGAACGCGCCGACAATCGAGTTGACCACTCGTTTTATTACGCGCTGACGATTGCTCTGGAAGAGCTACAGGAACGCCGCAAGGCCGCAGCCAAAACCATCACACTGCCTACGCCAGCTTGTACTTATGCTGATCACAGTTATCCGGCACACACGAAACAGCAGGTTCTTACCATGCTGGAATCGCTGGGCGTTACTGTCGTTGAGGAGGATGTATGACCAAATCAACCATAACCAGAGAGCGCCTGGAAGAAATTGTCAGCGACCCAATGATTAATCAGGGTAGCGAGTTTGCGATGATGGCCCGCATGGCGCTGGCCACAATGGACAGCGAGCCGGTGGCGTGGCTGCTATCGGGTGGAGGCGCTAAGAATGTCGTGTGTTTTGATAGCGGTAATGCGTATGCAGACCCACTACGCGAGGTCACCCCGCTCTATCGCCACGCGCAGCCAGCGCCAGTATCCTATAGCGACTTTGAGGAATTCTGGTCATCGTACATTCATCCTCTGGCGCAGGATGACGAGCTGAAGGGCTTTGCGTGGGACATCTGGTGCGCAGCCATGCTCCAGGCTGGCAACTCGCAGGTTATTCCGGATGGTTGGACATGCAACGATAAAGCAAACGCAGCGCTGATGATGCTTGATCGGATTGAAACGGTAGACCCTGTTGATGATGATCGTATCGACGGCATTAAGCGCATTGTTCGTGAGCTCGCAGCCGCCCCGCATGATACCCCCGCTCTGAACTCGGTGCAGAGCGTCGATACTGTTGCAGATAGATGGATTCCGGTAAGCGAGCGTATTCCTGATAATACTGAGCCTGTTCTTTGTATTGAAAAACGTGCTGATTTTGGTACTTACGGACAACCATTCGTTTGTTGGCATGATGGAGGTGGATGGGTTGGAAAAACAAATTACCGTCCAATCGTAACCCACTGGATGCCGCTGCCGGCCGGGCCGCAGGAGGTGAGGTGATGCCGAGGGCTAGTACGGTTGGCGAAATCGTCAGGTCTGACATGGTGCAGTCTGGGGCGCTCAGAAAGCGATACTGGCAATCATCATCTCTTCCGTTTCGTGAAAAGCGTAAGCACAGGCCACAACCTTGCCATTTCAGAAGAGATAGGGTGCTTCAAAAAATCATGCGCAGGGAGATGGAAGCCATGGTTAATCGCCTTAGTAAAATCGATGCTTCAAAGATTCTTGAGGAAGTTGGCGATGCCTAAATCCCCCCGCAGAACGAAAAGCCTTCAGCTGAAATCAAACCCCTCTCCGGAGGGGTTTTTCTCGTATATGCTCATTTTGCTTTTATCCCCGTAACGGGCGATAATTACCTCGTCAGCCTGAGCAACTGACGACTTACTTCCGGCGCCAAGTGGGGACACATGGCGCACAAAACCTTACAGCAATCCCTGTCACCGATGGCGAAGGCCACCGGCGATTTTCTGCATTCAGCGTTTAGCCTCTGCGGAGGTGAAGCGTGAACATCCCTCAATGCGGCATCAAGCTGCACAGCGGCAACTTCAGCGCTATAGGCAAGATTCTTCAGGAGCATCTCTCTGACGGGAAATGCCTGCGCCTGCAGGTCAAAGAGTGGCGCGAAAAGCGCAGCCTGAGCCAGAACGCACTTAGTCACATGTGGTACGCGGAAATCAGCGAATACCTGATTAGCTCCGGACGTACCGACGCAACCCCTGAGTGGGTTAAGCGCAACCTCAAAAAAACATATCTCGGCTGCGAAGAGGTGACCTACACCGACTTCATTACCGGTGAGAAAACCACAACCTGGGAACCCCGGCATACCTCCGATCTTGATACCGGCGAAATGCACATCTTCCTGACCAAAGTAGAGGCTTGGTGCGCTCAGTTTGGTCTGGCTCTCACCATTCCTCATGGTTGCGAATATCAGCAACTGCAGCAAAAGCAGGAGGCCTGATGAGCAGCCTTCTCGCCAAAGTAATGGAGCGCGGCATCTTCCGCGTGCCGGCGCGCCGCAAACGCAAGGTCGAAGTTAAGCCTTCCGACATCCCGACCCTGAAAGACTACACCGCCCGCCTGGTCGATAAGAAGTGGCTACGCCTGAGAGCAAGGAGGCCACATGCGTAAACCTGCACGTCGTAAATGCGCCCACTGCCGCGAATGGTTCCATCCTGCCCGGGAAGGGCAGGTGGTATGCAGTTTTGAATGCGCCACCGCGATCGGCAAAAAACAGACAGCAAAAGCCCGGGAAGCGGCGAAGGCCAGGGCGGTGAAGCGCCAGCGTGAATACGAGAAGGAGGGGCGCCAGCGTCGCCGCGCTAAGCGTGAGGCATTCAAGACAAAGGCTCAATGGGATAAAGAGGCTCAGTCAGCCTTTAACCGGTATATTCGCATTCGTGATGAAGGTAAGCCCTGCGTGAGCTGCGGAAACCCGCTTATTGGTAAGAGCAACTACCTGACCGGCAGCGCTATTGACGCCAGTCATTACCGTTCCCGTGGCGCGGCGTCGCACCTGAAATTCAACGTGTTCAACGTCCACTCCGCCTGCACCCGCTGCAACCGGCAGTTGAGCGGCAACGCTGTTGAATATCGCATTCACCTGATTGAACGCATTGGCCTGGATCGCGTAGAGCGCCTTGAGGCTGATAACGAGCCGCGCCGGTTCGATATTCCCTACCTGCAGCGAATCAAATCCATATTCACCCGCAGAGCCCGCGCGCTGGAAAAGCGCCGCGCCCGCCATCAGGAGGCCGCATGAGCCGTGATGTTATCGAACGCATCCGCGACCGCTGGCAAAAGCTCCGCCTCTGCCGGCACCGCGGCACCGTACTGGTTGACTACCGAATTTTGAAGAATTTCGTCCGTATCTATAAGCGCCTGGGAGAGACAGCATGACAGCTCAATACTTGGAATTTGTTCGCCAGCAGCTGATAGTGGCCACCGCGGATCTGAGCGGTGCGACGAAAGGACAACTGGTGGCATTTGCAGAGAACGCGCAATTCACCGCTACGGCGCTCAGCCGGGGAAGGAAGAAAGTAGCCGACCCGGTAACCGGCCGCATGGTAAACCCATCCAGCCCGCCAATTCCCGGGCAGCAGTCCCGCGCGAAAGGTTCATCAATCGCCCTCGTTCTGCCCGTTGAGTATTCGACGGCCAGTTGGCGCCGGGCTCTGCTGTCGCTGGAAGAGCATCAGAAAGCCTGGCTGCTGTGGAACTACAGCGACAATATCCGCTGGGAGCACCAGGAGACGATCACCCGGTGGGCATGGGAGCAATTCAGCAAGAAGCTGGCCGGCGTGCGCATTGCAAAAAAGACAGTCGATCGCCTTCGTCAACTTATCTGGCTGGCCGCGCAGGATGTCAAAGCCGAGCTGGCAGGGCGGGAGACGTATGAATACCAAAAGCTTGCCGCCATGGTCGGAGTGACCCCGAAGAACTGGTCAGAAACGTTTACAGAGCGGTGGGAGGAGATGAAAACCACCTTGCGGCGCCTTGATAGCGATTCTCTTTTGCAGGTAACGCGATCACGTTCACAACAAAAGGCGACAAATTTAGACTCAAGTCTTGCAAAACTGGATTAAATGCGTCATATTTGAGTCTACTTTGATATGCTGCCTTAACTTTAAGTGGCGGCATGAAGATGATAGTCACATACCAGTTTGTAAAATTAGCCTCGGCATTCCGCCGGGGCTTTTTTATGCCTGCGATCCGGTCAGGGCTCTTGGGTAGAAACGTGCTGCACGACACGTTGACACCCGCCGCGCAAGAGCCCTGAACCAGATTGTTCGCATAGCTTAACAAGGTTAAAGCACCCGACTCATAATCGGATGATTTCAGGTTCGATCCCTGATGCGAGCACCAATTCAGCGCCATTAGCTCAACCGGAGAGAGCAATAGCCTTCTAAGCTATCGGTTTCAGGTTCGAGTCCTGAATGGTGCGCCAGATAATGGCCTGACCTGATGGCGGGCTCATAATCCAATCCATCAGGGCGTTGTTGGCGCAACGCAACAGGCCGCCAGATATGGAGCATGGGCATTATCGCCTAAAATAAGTCCTCCCCCGGTGCCAGATTGATCGAATGGCCGTTGCTCCACGAAACGGAGCCCATAACAGGTAAGGGCATTGTAAGTAGCATATCTGGGAAATGCGGCTTATGCAGATGCGGTTCGATTCCGCCGCAGTGCTCTTTCCGTTGTGGTGAATGCGCAGGCTGATGCGTAAACATTGGCGAGTTGTGAACGCGCTCCGAGGCGGTGATGAAGCCGGAAGCCTATCCAGCAGAAATGCTGTCAAAATATCGGAAACTCACTGAGCCGGGTTCAGCGCCGGCCACCACAACCCAATCCCTCTACCTTGGGACCATTACGGCTACCGCGCCGTCGCTTTTACCCTTGGTATTTCTTCCCGCCTTGAGCGGGTTTTTTATTTTCAGGGTCGCGGGAATCACCCTCGACGCTTTGTTGGTAAATCAGCCCGACGGCCCTGAACCTTTTACTGACTACAGATAGCACCCCGAACATTATCGGAGGTGAGAGATGCAACGTATGAACCCAACCGATGGTCACAATCTGCCTTACTGGTGGTCAGCCTTGCTTGGTATCTTTTCCGTCCTGAGTCTGCAGGATTATGTCTTCATCATTGGCGCCCTGATCTCTGCCTTCTTCACAATCAAGACGTATTACGCAAAGCGCAAGGAAGAGCGAGAGCGACTGGATGAAGAGAAAAAGCGCACGCAGCTGTTGGCTAGTTATCTGGCTGATGTCTCCGCAAAGCCTGGAGGTGACCGCCCGGCTTCAGCCGAAGTGGTAACCGAGGCTTTGAAGCGGATCGCAAGTGATACACAGGGGTGATCATGACGCCATCAATGAGGAATAAACTGATTGGCGTGATCGCCGGCGGCGGTGGCGCCATAGCCATTGCCTCTGCGCTCATCACTGGCCCAACCGGTAACGATGGTCTTGAAGGTGTGCGCTATGACCCCTATCAGGATGTGGTAGGCGTCTGGACTGTCTGCTATGGCCATACTGGCAAAGACATCATGCTTGGCAAGAAGTACACCGAGGCCGAATGCCGTGCCCTTCTCAGTAAAGATCTGAACACCGTCGCTCGCCAGATTGACCCATACATCCAGAAGCCGATCCCCGAAACAATGCGCGGGGCTCTGTACTCGTTCGCGTATAACGTCGGCGCTGGCAACTTCCAGACCTCCACGCTGCTGCGCAAAATCAACCAGGGCGACCAGAAGGGGGCGTGTGACCAGTTGCGCCGCTGGACCTATGCCAAGGGCAAACAGTGGAAAGGCCTGGTAACTCGCCGCGAGATTGAGCGCGAAGTCTGCGAGTGGGGCCAGAAATGAGCCGATTAACCGCAATCATCAGCGCTGTAGTCATTCTGCTGCTTACCTGCATTTTCTCATGGCGTTCTGGCTGGAATTCTCACGCTGACCATATCAACGCCCTCGCGGCGAAGAAGAAAGAGAAAGCCGAAAAGACTATCCAGCCAGTTGAGCAAAAGGCCGCTGCCGCTACAGAGGAGGGCAAGGTCATCTACCGAACCATAACCCGCGACGTGGTGAAATATGTCCAGTCTCCGAATCGTACTGTGTGCCGGTTTGACGATGATGCTGTGCAGCTGCGCCAACGGGCCATCGACGCTGCCAACTCCATCCCCGGATTTGATGAGCCCTCCGTGCAAAGCAAGTGACGCAGGGAAGGATACCGACGAAGACCTGCAATCGGACGTCGAAACCGCTCAATGCCTGCGCCAACTGCGGTTGGATAAGTACCGCTGGCAGGCCTACTACCGTGCAGTGAGTCAGTAGCGGGGCTACATTGCCGTTCCTGCATGGCGAGGTCGGCGTGATAAAAAAACCCGAGGGGGAAATCCCAAAACTACGGGGTGCTGAACAGCCAGCCAATGACGGATTGTAGCCACGTAGCTGGTTTATTTTCTACTGGGTGAGAATAAAAATGAGAGCCTGGAAGGCTTGAGAGTGGCTCATCCATGAGCCCACGGTTAGAACAGCAGACTTTGTCATGGCAGAGCAAAGTCATAAGTTAGTTTAGAAAACAATCCGGGAATAGCAAGCGCAGCGGGTGCATATCAGTTAACGTAACACTGCAACTAAGGCATTACAGAGCCACTTCCAGAGGTGGCTCGATAATGATATCGTTTACCCTCCATTTCCTGTTAAGTTACTTAAATTAGGAGTTTAAATGAGTCAAGCTTATGTTTCCTATTATGAGGCTTATGATGCCAACGGCAATGCTGTCTATGGTGGCAATGGGTACGTGATAGCGCAAGGCGTGCAGTTAACTAAGGATGAGTTAGAGGGGCACACCAACTTTGTCTTGCAGGAGGCTAAAAGGGTTGTGCCAGCATCTAAGTCAATAATTTTTAAAGGTTTATATAAGTTATAAGTATTTATTAAAAGAACAAGTGCTTCTCTCAATTATTTTACAATGCTTATGACAAAGGTCGCCTTGGGTGATCTTTGTCATGACTTGGCACGCTTCAGTTACACCAAACACCGGATTTGGAGGTTCTGTTCAGGTGGCGTGCTAGTCTGGAGTTAAACGCGAAGCTTTACTCTGCGCTGGGGCAGTGCAATCTGGATAAGGCGGGGATTAGAAGTATTGAAGAACGCCGAAATATTTTGCTATCAGAAGGCAAATCAGAAAGGTGATGCAGTTAATGGATGCTGCGTAAGGCGATAAAGCCTTTAGGTATTCCAGCATTTTTCCTCCTTTGTCGTGGGTTAATGTTGGTATCTCTAGTGTGTAACTTAAGTCCCCCGGGTATCTGTTCCTACTCCGGTAACATTAAAGGCATTGGTTGGTTACTTTTCCTCCAATACTCGCCACTATTAAATGTCCAACACGTTGGACAAGGCCTCTCTATACTGAGTCGCATTAACTTCTGAATAGCTTTTGTCTCTTATAGGAGACAAACCCACTCACGCTGCCAAGCGAAAAGAAAGCAGCAATGGCGAGGCTCTAAGGGTCGGTGCCGAACAGATAAAATAAGGAATGGAGTATGAACAAACCCGACTGGGAGGCCATCGAGACGGCGTACCGGGCCGGGGTGATGTCCCTCCGTGAAATTGCATCGCAGCACGGTATCAGCGAAGGCGCTATCCGTAAGCGAGCAAAGCGTGACGACTGGTCTCGCGACCTGAATGCGAAGATTCAGCAAAAGGCTGATGACTTGGTACGCAAGCGGGAGGTACGCAGGACGGTACGCAACGAAAGCACTTTGACCGAACGCGTACTGATAGAGGCGACAGCCGAGGTTATCGCAACGGTACGCATGGAGCACCGGGGAGACATCCGGCGGGCTCGCGAACTAACCAACACGCTGTTCGATGAATTGGCCGGAGAGTGTGGCAACGTGGCCGCGCTTGAGGATCTGGGCGAGATGATGCGATCGCCTGATGACAAAGGCATGGATAAGCTCAACGATCTCTACCACAAAATAATCAGTCTTCCTTCCCGCGTTAAATCCATGAAAGACCTTAGCGACAGCCTGAAAACGCTTATCGGCCTCGAGCGCGAGGCATACAGCATTGAGAATAAGGCTGAAACGAAAGAGGTTACGCATAACGTCATGCTAGTACCAACCAGCGATAACGTGGATGACTGGGAAGCGGCGGCGCAGAAACAACAGGGTGAGGTGCTCGGTGGATGAATTACAAAGCTGTATGGAAGCCACTGCCTGGATCACAGTCTCTGGCTCTGAGTTGCCCGTGTAACGAAATACTTTTCGAAGGTACTCGCGGACCAGGTAAAACTGCTGCGCAGTTGGCCCGGTTCCGGCGCAATGTTGGCGTGGGCTATGGCTCGTTCTGGCGTGGCGTAATCTTCGATACCGAATATAAGAACCTTGCCGACATCATCACGCAGTCGAAGCGTATGTTCCGTCTGTTCAACGATGGTGCTCGATATCTGTCATCTGCGAGCGAATTGCGATGGGTATGGCCCACAGGCGAGGAGCTTCTCTTCCGCTTCGGCAAAGAGGCAGACGACTACTGGGATTTTCACGGGCAGGAATTCCCGTTCATTGGCTTTAACGAGCTGACGAAACAGCAGTCCCCTGAATTCTACGAAATGATGTTCTCCTGCCGACGCTCATCGTTCAGGCCAGAGAACTACCCGCTGGATAATGGCAATTTACTAAAGCCGATCCCGCTGGAGACGTTCAGCACGACCAACCCGTTTGGTATCGGGCATACCTGGGTGAAGAAACGCTTCATTGAGCCAGCGCCACGCGGAACCGTGCAGCGAGACCGGCAAATGGTGTTCAACCCTCAGACAGAACGAGAAGAGGAAATCACGCTTACCCGCGTAGCTATCCACGGATCGTTTAAAGAGAACCCGTACCTCGACCCGCAGTACATCGCGACCCTGATGGCCATCAAAGACCCAAACCGCCGCAAAGCGTGGGTGGAGGGCTCCTGGGATGTGACCAGTGGCGGGAGATTTGACCACCTGTGGAATGAAGCGCTGCACGTCATTAAGCCGTTCCGCATCCCGGATAGCTGGACCGTCGATCGCTCTCATGACTGGGGTGAGTCGAAGCCGTTCTCTAACCTCTGGTGGGCTCAGGCCGATGGAACAGCCGCCGAGCTACCTGATGGTCGACAGTTCTGCCCGCCTGCCGGTTCCCTTATCCTGATCGGTGAATGGTACGGATGTCCGCCTGACGAGCTCAACAAGGGCCTGAATATGTCATCCACCAACGTCGCGAAGGGCGTGGCGTGGATTGACAAGCGGCTGGTTGGCGAAGACGTCGACGAGCCGGAAGAGATTCAAATCGACGGTGTCACGCAGGGCCAGTTGCACATTATGCCAGGCATCTGTAGCGAAGTGATTCCCGGCCCGGCTGATGGGGCGATATTCAACACTGGCGATAACGAGTTATCGATCGCGCAGAAGATGGAAGCTCAGGGCGTTACCTGGTTGCCAGCTGATAAAAAGCCAGGCTCCCGTATCAACGGCGCATCTCTTTTTGCGGATATGCTCGAAGCGGTGGTTGAAGGCGTGAAGCTGGAATCAGGCATGCCTGAGAAGCCAGCATTCTACGTTTTTGACTACTGCCGTGGCTGGATAAGCCGCATCCCGGTGCTCGTTCGTGACGATAAAAACCCTGATGACGTCGACACTCAGCAAGAAGACCACGACTGGGATGGAACACGTTATCGCGTACTGCATTCACCACAAAAAATCACCGGCATGTTGGTGCGATCGCGCTGACGGAGGACACCGTGAACGAAAGCGAAACTAAACAACTCGCCACGAACGCCAGCATCGACCGCGAGCGGATGCGTTACTTCAACGCTCTGTTCAATGGCACCAGTAACACCAAGCGTCAGCGCCTTTATCAGGAGTTTGGATATCCCAAGGAACTTTGCTTCGATGATTTTTACCGGGCGTACCGACGCAACGCCATAGCCGGCGCCGCAGTGACGAGAATGGTCGATGGATGCTGGGAAGATTACCCGGAAGTTTACGAAGGCGACCAGACTAAGGATGCAACCCAGCAAACGGATTGGGATAAACGGGTCAACAAGCTACTCAAGCGATGCTGGAAGCAGATCAAGGGCGCTGACAAACGTAACCTAGTAGGTCGTTACTCTGCGCTACTGATCCAGGTTAAAGACAACAGGCCATGGTCAGAGTCTGTAGATAAGGCGATGGTCGGCAGGCTGCAGGAGAGGGCGCTCGTCCGGCTCGTTCCAGTCTGGGAGGCTCAGTTAGACCCGGTCAGTTACAACGAAGACCAGAACAGCGAAAATTATGGCGCTGTCAGCATGTACTCGTTTACCGAGATACCGGTGCAGCAGCAGCGCAGCGGCCAGCCAGGTCGCATCATCAACGTTCACCCTGATCGCGTTATCATTCTGGCTGAAGGCTCGGATGACGGGCGGCTTGATTCCGGCGAGTCGCTGCTGGAAGAGGGGTTCAACAAGTTGCTGGACCTCGAAAAAGTTTCGGGCGGTGCGGCGGAAGGGTTCCTGAAGAACGCCAGCCGGCAACTCAACTTTAACTTCAGTGCCAAGACAAGCTTCGCACAACTGGCAAGGGCGCTTGGTGTTAGCGAAGCCCAACTCTCAGAAGGGATGGATGATCAGGTTCGACGCCTCAATGACAGCACAGATAGCGCAGTCATCATGCAAGAGGGCGATACGAGCGTGCTTTCAGTGGCGGTTGCGGACCCTGAGCCAACCTGGCGCACCGCGCTGAGCGAGTTCTGCGCAACGGTACCGATTCCTGTTAAAGAGCTTATTGGCATGCAGACAGGTGAGCGCGCAAGTACCGAGGATGCAAAAGGATGGGCGCGCACGAGGATGAGCCGACGCAATGGCTTCCTGACCGACGTCATCACCGAAGTGGTTACTCGTTTCTGGACGCTGGGGGTTATCCCTCCTGCCAGCGGAGAAGAGGTCACCGTGGGATGGTCTGATCTGCTGGCGCCTAGCCAGGCAGAGAGGATTGCCAACATGGACAAGCTCGCGGACGTGGCTGTGAAGTCGACGAATGCCTTTGGCCGCTCTGCTATCACAGAAAATGAGATACGCGCGGCGGGCGAACTGCAAGCCCTGCCTGAACTTGATGATGAGGTGCCGCCAGATGGCAACAAGCCAAAGCCTGATCCACTGGCCGACCCAGAATCAGAAGCCGAAAAGTCCGGTGATACCACGGTCGAAAGTTGACCCCACAATGTCGCGCAAGTCCGTCAGCAAAATGGAGCGCGACATTGAGGCAAGGTATTACTCGATAAAGGTGGCGCTGAAAGCTCTGTTCGACCAGCGCCTTACCGGGCGTGAGCGAGAGGTTAACAGCCACAGCTGGCACTTCATGTGCCACGACCACGGCGAGGATATGCGGCTCTACCAGGTCAACGCCGGCAAGTTCATCTACGACATGTCAGCGCAGGAACTGGCCGACCTGCTCGAAGCGGTACAGTCCATTCTCGACGATTACCTGTTGGAAGGCGGCGAGCAAAACCTGTGGGCGATGGATTACGTCGCCGCTGAGGCGCAGCGCGGAACGCTGGAGGCCTTCAACAACCTCTCGCAGCAGTCGCAGGTATACGCCAGCCAGACGACGCTTCAGCAGCTTTTAAGCAGCCCTGCATACCAGAACCAGATCGCCAGTGCATACATCAGCACGTATAGCGACTGGAAGCTGGAAGCTGACCGGGCGCGCGGTGACCTGGCGAACATCATCGCGGATGCCGTTGGGCGCGGTGTGAATCCCCGCGAAACGGCGCAGGTGGTAAGCAAGCGCCTTGATGTCTCTATGGGCCGCGCAAAGACTATCGCTCAGACTGAGCAGGTCGGCGCGCTGCGCCAGGCTCAATGGAACGAAACGGACTGGGCAGCGGATCGGCTTGGCCTGAATACTGGCCTGCTGTGGCTGTCGGCGCTCAAACCGACGACGCGCAGCTGGCACGCCAGCCGTCACGGAAAGGTCTACACCACCGAGCAGGTGCGAGACTTCTACGCCGAGAACGGCAACCGGTACAACTGCTATTGCAGCCAGATTCCGGTGCTACTTAACGACGACGGCAGCATATTTAACAAGGGGCTGGCGGATAAGCTCGCCACTGAGAGGAAAAAGTGGCGAGACTCAGATGCTTAAACTATCGGTACGACAGCATCAATATGGAACTCAATTGTAAAAGTTGAAGTTTCCACATTTACGACGTCAGAGAGAGCATGCATCACGGCTTTAATAACTTCCTTATCATTGAGCTTCGGCTCGTTAGATGATTCAAAAACAGCATCAAGAGTTTGTTTTTTGCCTTCAATAAAGGCGTGAAATAGCACTTTATACTGCATATTAACCCCTTGTTTTTAGTGAACAACCATTAGCATATTGAGGACAATACATGAAGCTGTCCAGCATTCATGTGAAATCCCTCGCCATCAACGCCTCCAACATCTCAACGACAACTATCAACGGCCAGGAACACTACGTCATTCGTGGTGCGGTTCCGATCGTCGATGACATTGTTATGAATGGCGGCCTGTACCCGGCGGAGGAGATTAACAACAGCTACCAGACGATGGAAGGCAAGCTGATGCCTCTTCCGCACCCGATGGTAGATGGCAAATATGTCAGCGCCAATGACCCGCGGGCCATTAACAGCTATCACGTCGGAGCATGGGCGCAGAACGTCAGCAAGTCTGGCGACCAGGTCGTCATGGACGTTTATATCAATAAGGCGGTCGCCGAGACAAAGCCTGACGGTAAGCGACTGATTAATCGCCTTGATGAGATGATCGCTGGCACCAACACCGACCCGATCCACCTCTCTACCGGCTTACTCACGAACAAAGAGAGAAAATCAGGCGAGTCGAAGCAGAAGAAATACTCATGGATCGCTCGCAATATGCAGTTCGACCATATCGCTATCCTGCTCGATGAGCCGGGTGCCGGTACTCCAGAAGAAGGCGTCGGCATGTTCGTGAATGCCGATGGTCAGGAAGGCGAAGTCGAAACTGCAAGCCTCGTTGAAGCCGCAAATAGCCTCAAAGATGGCCTGCTGAACAAAGTGAAGTTCTTCCTCACCCACAACTCAGATGCCTCATTCGATGAAATCTACCAGATGCTGCGTGAAGCCATTCGCGCGCCGTCAGGCAGCGATGTGTATCGCTATGTCGTGACCGTGTGGCCAGACAAATTCATCTTCGAAGAGGGCAATAAGCTCTTCCAGCAAAAATACCTCATCGACGACAGCACAGTCACGCTGGTCGGCGATCCAGTAGAGGTCGTGCGCAAACCCACTGAGTACGAAGTCAAAACCAACGGAGAAACAAACCCGATGAAAGAGAAGATGATCGCCGCGCTCAATGCCGCAGGCGTTAAAACCGAGGGGCTGACCGACGATCAGGTCTGGGATGCCTATAACCAGCAGGTACAGAATAAAGCAGGCGACCAGCCGGGTACTCAGATTAACTCTGACGCGATTACCGCAGCAGTAAATCTGGCGATTAAGCCGCTGACTGACGAGATCAGTACGCTGAAAACTCAGCTGCAGGCCAACGCTGAAAAAGACCTCAAGACCAAGCGTGAAGCGGTCAAAGCGAAATTCCCGTTCATGACCGAAGCGGCGATCAACTCGCTGGCCGGCGAAGCGCTGAACGACATGTACTCGCAGTGCCAGACCAGCACCGGTCTGAACCCGGCATTCCAGGGGAATGGCGCTCAGAGTGAAATCCTTTCTATGGAGGCTCCTGAATAATGGCTCTCGCACCTCGTTTCCATACCGTAATCGCGGGCCCGGCCCGCAAGAATGACCCGCAGGTCATTGAAGCAATCATGGCGGCAGCAGTGAAGCCAGGATCTCTGGTAATGCTGGATAGCACAGGGAAACTGGCTGTTCACAATGTGGCCGGTGGTGCAGGGGTAGCCCTGGCGCTCCAGCACAATTATATCGGCGGCGGTGATATCCGCGATGCAGTGCCGGCCGGGGATACTGGCGCGGCCATCATGTGCGAAGACGATGTCGATTACCACATGCTGGTAAAGGCTGGCGAAGTGTTGCTGGAAAACGAAGGTCTGGTTTCTGCCGGTGACGGCACACTGGCCAAGTCGACCACTCCAGCCACCGACCAGGTCCTCTTCTTTTCACGCGAAAAGATCACCGTTGGTGCTGAAGCCCAGCTCGTGAAAGTTCGCAAATCAGGGAAAGCTACCGCATGAGCATGATCGTATTTAACAAAAAGCTGGTTACTGAACATAACCAGATCAAGAAGGCATGGAATCAGCTGCTGATGCAGCGCGAATCCTTCAACGTTAACCAGAACAACATTTCCGCCCAGTACGGCGGCGCGCTGGAAGTTAACCAGGCTGCGCTGATCTCTAAAGACTACTGGCGTGAAGTTGACAACATCACCACCCGAGTCTTCCGCAACGACGAAGGCAACGGCCTGCTTGATGACCTGCTCGGTCTCGGTACGCCGATCTCAATCGGCAAGACGGCGGCGCTCTACCGCGTTTCCAGCGACGCTGGCAAGGTTCATCGCACACTGACGGGCCATGTTCCGGAAGAACTGGATAAAGTCATCTACGACGAAGCCGGCGACCCGATCCCGATCTTCAACACCGGCTACAGCCGTGAATGGCGTGAATGGAACGGCATGCAGTCCGAAAACCTTGATGCAATGGCCGATGACCAGGAAGCGCATGTTGCAGCCATCCGCGAAGATATGGCCGACTACATGCTTTCCGGCGATGCGAAGGTGAAGGTGAAGGGCTATGTTGGCGCTGGTATTACCAACCACGCCAACACCAACCAGGTAGACCTGAGTGCATCCGTTCTGAATATTGACCTGACCACCTCGACTCCTGATGAATCAGTAGCATTCTTCACCGGTCCGTTCGCCAAACTGCTGGACGATAACTACGTTCAGGAGAAGGTAAAAGTGTGGGCATCCCCGGATATCATGCGCAACCTGAACCGACCGTATTCCGATGCCGCGGGCTTCAAAGAAGGCACTGTGCTGGAATACATCCTGCGCTATGGTCGCATCGAGTCGTTCAACCAGACCTTTAAGCTGACCGGTAACCACTTCATTGCGTACGTTCGCAACTCGCAGTACATCAAGACGCGCATCGCCGCGCCGGTGGGCACCTTCATGATCCCCCGACAGAATCCGTTCGACAACTACAACACTCTGGTCTGGAGTGCAGTTGGTCTGCAGATTAAGCGTGATTTCAACGGTCGCTCTAAAGTCTTCAACGCACAGGGTTAAGGGGCTTCGGCCCCTTTTCTTCGGGAGAAAGCATGAAAACGTTAAAGGTCGAGAAAACCGGCTGCTGGGGCATGATTGATGGCGTCTTCCAGCAACTTCCTGTTGGTCACGAATTCGTCGCGGCGGACGTTCCTGCAGCTTTTGCTGGTCGTGTGTCGGTGGTGGGCGAAGTGGAAGAGCAAGCGCTGGAAGTAGCCACGCCGGGCAATGACGCTGCAGAGCAGGCAGAGCAGCAGGAAGAATCTGCCAGCAAATCGAAGAAGGCGAAATAACCATGGCTGACCCAATCACAGCGGCAGACGTGCAGGCGTTCCTCGGTGAGTTGGGTTACGCCATCCCCTCCGCGCTGCTCGATCCGATTCTCTGCGTAGTGAACAAGATTATCCCGTGCCTCGATGGTGCGGGTTATGACGACTGCACGGCAAAGCTGATCCTGATGTATGCCGCTGCGCTCATGGCGACGTCTTCCGGTGCCCGGCGAATAAAATCGCAGGGAGCGCCATCAGGCGCGTCGCGCTCGTTCGATTATGGAGATGACGGCATTACCTGGCTGCGCGACTCTCTGGCGAAACTGGATACCAGCGGCTGCACCAGTGAACTACCGATCAGCGCCGGCAACAGTGTGGGCCTGTTTATGGTGGTCGGGGGCTGCTAATGGCGTGGGTTTCAGTTCAGCAACGGCTGCCGCGGACGTTTACCCGGGTGTGGGTGATCACCGATACCGGTGAGCAAACGACAGCGTACGTGAAAAGCGACGGCGAGTGGTTCATCAATTGCGACCGCATACGCGCCACAGGCGCTGTTGTGCTGCGATGGAGGGATAACTGATGTCTTCGGTAGCAAACTGGAGCTATACCGCGACGGCGACAATCTGGCGGCGCATACGCGATGCTGACGGTAGCGATACCGACGGCGGAGGTCAGCCGTATGGATGGGAGCCGCCGATCGCTATCCTCTGCGACTACCAGGGCGGTCTCTCTGCAAAAATCGGCGACCTTGGCCGGGAAATCGTGGTTAAAAATACAATCTGGACGGAGTACGCAGAGGCAAAAGAGGGTGACTATATCCTTATTGGTGCATCTTCAGCTACTTCGCCACCGGATGAAGCCGATGAGATACGCCAGATTGTCCGGTTCGCTGACACGTTCGAAAGGCTGGCTGACGATTTTGCACTGATTACGGGAGTCTGATTATGGGCGCTAAAGTTCGCGGCATCCGCCAGGCCAAGGCCAACCTAGATCGCATTATCAAAGACGTCCAGGGGCGTAAAGTCGTGCGAGCAATCCAGTCTGCGATGCTTATTGGCAGTGCGCAGGCTGCGCTTTACACCCCGATCGATACGTCGACGCTCATCAATAGCCAGTTCCGCGAAATCACGGCTAACGGCACCAGGGTAACCGGGCGCGTTGGTTACTCCGCCAACTATGCGGTGTATGTCCACGACCCGGCAGTGAAACAGAACTTCACGCGAGCAACGGCCCGCAAGGCGTTCTTAACGAAGGGCTTCGAGGATACCCGCAGCCAGATTGACGCGGTGGTGAAGAAGGAGCTTTCGCTATGACACCCCCCATGTATATGCGCCTAAAAGACCTGTTTGTGGCTGAGGGGCTTACCGCGGGATTTAAGGTCCAGTGGCGGCAATGGCGCGATACCGGGAAAGACACGGACCAGTTCATCGTGTTCAGGCCTTCCGGCGGCACCGATATCACCTTTGACCTCGGCGGCGACTGGTATGTGATGGTTGATGTGATCTCCTCGAAGGCCAATCCCGATGCTGCTGACGCCGCGGTAAACGCCATTGTCGAGTATATCAGCGCGCAATCCGGCGCCGATGATTGCGTTGGCGCGCTGCGGCTTGTCGGCAATGTCCCGGCGCCGATCCCCACCGAAGAGGGCCGGTTAGTAACCCGGCTGCTCGTCTCCTGCACATACGGCGAATAATCGTCAGAATCACCCATCAGGCTGCCATATGGCGGCCTTTTTTAATTGAGAGGCATACATGCAAGGCTGCGCTAATGACACCGGCAAGCTGATTGGTAAGGTGGCTGTGCTCCGCATGGCTTTTGGCTGTGCTGATACGGTTCCTGCGCTTTCCGAATGGAAGCGACTCGGCGCCATGACCACCAAGGGCTTTGACTACTCCATGAATACCGTCACCTCTGAGGCTGACGATACGAAGGGGCTGGTTGAGAACCTGGTCAACAACATGGACTTCACCATCTCAGGAGAAGGTGAGTTTCGCAAGAAGGACAAGACGACGGAAGTCGGCGCCATCACCATCTCGAAATATATTTTCGATGAGGTACAGGCAGGCCGTCAGCCGACAGTCTGGGTTCGCTTCGACTTCACCGGTGAAGACGCTGGCACTTATATCATGGGCTACTTCAACACCACATCCTGGTCTGGTGATTTCGGCACCTCGGATATTTCGACCTTCTCTGGTGAGTGGAAAGTTGCTGATGCAGACTCCGTGGTATTTGAGGTCGCTCCGCCGGCGCTGGCGTTCACCACCAACCTGCCGACGACCAAGAGCGTGACGGCCGGATCGGCGCTGAATATGTCGGTCGTGGTTGAGGGTGGCACAGCGCCTTACACCTACGTCTGGAAGAAAGACGGCACGGTTGTCAGCGGGCAAACAACGGCGACATTCAACAAGGCCAGCGCTGTTTCTGGTGATGCCGGGGTTTATACCTGTGAAGTCACCGACTCTTCCGCGACACCAGTCAAGATCACGTCTGCATCCTGCACGGTCACTATCAGTTAACCACCAGGCCAGTTCGTGAATAGTACAAAGGGCGTTTACGCGCCCTTGATACTGTTTATGGAGCGACTATGACCCCCATTAAAGAATTAGGCGAATGTGTAATCGGATTCGGTGACCGGGAATTTTTTTTTCGGCCGTCGTTTCGCAACATGGCACGCATTGGAGAGCCGGAGGAAATTGTCCAGGCGTTCTATGACCTGTGCAATGACGAGACGGCGCCATTCGCGCAGCGCGCAGCCGAGGCCTATGTCCGCGATGAGTACAGCCGCCTTCCTGATTGCGTCCTGCGGTTTATGCAAAGCGGGCTTCTGTCACGCAAAGCGATCATGGCCGCGCATACGGTACTGACAGCATGTTGTGACGATGATATCGGCGATCTGGTTGGCTGGATGAAGCCAGCTAAATCACGTAAGCGTGGCTTTGTCTGGCGTCCGGGTAGTATGCCCCCGGAAAGTATGGTCATCGTCGCGCAAAACCTGATGATGCACGGCATCATCGGCAAAGCGAAGGTGCGCAAGCTGCAGCGTTACGAAACGAACGAAACAACCGCAGAATTCCGCGCAGCCGACTACATCATGGCGGCCCGCAACCATTTCGGAATAAGCCGGGAAGAGGCCGAGAACCTCACGATGACAGAATTCAGCTTACTTCTGAATGCTAAATATCCGAACCAAAAGGGCTTCACGCGAGAAGAGTACGACACGGTCATGGACGAAGACGATCGCCGCTGGCAGGCGATGATGGAGCAGGAGCGAACCATGACAAGCCGCACGAAGAATTAACCCCAAGACTAACCGAATATCAGCCTCGCATCCGCGGGGATTTTTTACATCCGTTTGTTCGTGATCGGCTAATGCCGATCCACTTCTGACGCGCCTCGCACGCGCATTTAACACAGGACCTTTCAGGATGACCCTTGAGGATGCCGGCTGGCTGTCGGTGCCCTTCTGTGGGCCGGTTTCCTGTGCGACAAGGTTCATCACTCAAAGGTAGACCGATATGAAATATCCAACAGTAATTAATGGGTTAGACTTTCGAGATCTGATTTTTGTGGCCGATAACGACCCGGTAACTGACTCGTTTATGGTAGCGAAGGCATTTGGAAAGTTGCCTAAAAACGTAATTCGCGACATTGAGCGAACTATCGAGGCCTGTCCCCCGGAGTTTGATACAAAACTCAACTTTGAGCTTTGCTATAAAAACAATGAGTTGCAGAACGGAAAGCCGCAGAAATTCTATCGACTCCGCAAAGATGGATTGATGCTTCTGGTTATGTCCTACACCAAAAAAGAGGCGATGCGTATCAAGATCGCCTACATCAACGCCTTCAACTGGATGTACGCGATGCTTCAGGTAGGGCGGCGCCAGTTTGAAGAAGAGCGTAACGCCGTCATGCTGGAGTTCCTGAAAGAGAAGGATATTGCCAGTATGTCTGGTCGCCTGTTACGCCGGTGGGGGAAAGAGAAGAAGCCCCAGCTACTTTCACGCATTGAGCAACTGGACAAGCAAGGTCAGTTGGCATTGCCCGGCGTTCCTGGCGCGCTTACCGAAGCATGAAACCCACAAATTCGTGGTTTTTGGATAGCCCACTCAGGTGGGCTCAGTTGCAATAAAGCAACATCGCGTTGATCCCCCACAACCTCGGTTGTATACTCGATTGCATCAGGTATTCATTTGTATCCCATTCAACTATCGGAGGAAGCATGAAAGCAACAGTACGCCGCTACTTACGCGCTGCCGGAAGCATTCTTGATATCGCTCCGTCAACCGATTACGTCAAAATCGCCAAAAGAGCCATTGGCACCGATCCATTGCGTAGTGATTTCAGACGCATTGGCGGAGATTTTGGACGCGCAATTACATTAGCAAATGCAGCAAAAGCCGAAGCCGCAAAGCAATAACAATGTTGTCGCAAAGGCCGGCAAGATAGAGAAGGAGCTGGAGGCAAATCCAGAAATCATCGACGTCTTGCTTGGTAGCGGGAAGTTTCAGGCTATGGTCAGGAATGAAACTCATTACTCCGGACCTCTTCCTCCTCCCGAAGTGATGCAGAGCTATGATGAGGTCCTACCCGGCGGCGCGGAACGGCTGTTTGCTATGGCTGAGAATGAGCAGAAATTCAGACATAGCACTCAGGATATGGCCATCAGGGGCACCATAAGTCGGGATAAAAGAGGTCAGTGGATGGGCTTTGCGATAACACTGGTGATACTTGGGATCGCCTCTGTTTTTGCTTATCGTGGTAATACCATCTTTGCTGGCACTTTAATTGGGCTTGATCTTATTGGGCTTGCAACAGTCTTTGTAATAGGCCGCCGAACTCCTCCGAGAAAAGAAGGCTAAGACCTTATGTTTCTCTACCCGCTTAACTGCGGGTTTTGTCGTATCGCTTCCCCTCTGCTACGATTGCCGCATCATTTACTGATGGGGATAGGGATATGAGGAAGTTTCTGTTAGTGGCTTCGCTTTCGTTGGCATTCAGCACAGCGGCGTCAACAAGCTATACAAAAGAACAGCTTAATTCAATGGCCGCATCAGGACAGTATCCTGAGCAAGAGTCTCCCGTAACTAAAAGTGTGCAGGTGGTTGATTTTGATCACTGCAAACAAGATGCGTATAACATTTTTAGCCAGATTAGTGATAGTTATCCGGCCAATGTAATAGTAGATACGAATGTTCTTTACATAGTTAAATTCTGGACCAACGATGGAACAGTTATGATCTCCTGTTCTGAACCGGATGGAAAGAAGGTTGTAACGTCGTCTGCTTACAAATAAAGGCCATTAAAATGATGAATGAGAAGTCTATTCATAAAGAGTGCGGGGTAGCGATGTGAGGCGGTTAATCATTATCGGGCTACTTTTCTTGTCACACTTTTGTTATGCAAAATCTGATACTCAGATCATTAATGATGCAAAAGAGGCAGTAAGAAAAGAGCTATCTCAGAAGTATAAGCCGGGAGACTGCGAAAGATGGCGATTACTTGAAGCTAGCGGTAAAGCCAGAAGTGGCTCTGCTGTCATTATTTGTGACAGTAATTTCAACCCATTGTTAGGACTGGATTTCTCAGAGATAAAGGTTTTCAGAAATGAAAGCTTAAACGCTGTCTGTGGTATTGTCTCTGGACATACCGATATAAGTAAAATTGGAGGTCGGTTCGTTTATACAGATGGTGATGCAGGGCATGTTTTCATTAAGAAATCAAAAGAGCCTGCTTTCTTATCTGATAAGAGCGAGAGCGGTCGCAATATGTTGAAGTTACTGGATCAACAATTAAAAATTGAGTCCAGAAGCTGCGGCTAATGCAGAGTACGTAATTGGCAAATAATTACGAAACTTTCGTAGACAACACAAACCTCGCTCCGGCGGGGTTTTTTATTGCCCGGAGAAAGGTATGGCTGAAGGTGAAAATCTTGGCGGAGTCTACATTGAGATTGAGGCCGATGTTGCAAAATTGCTTACTGGTCAGCAGCAGGCGAATAAAGCCCTAGATAACATTGGCGATAATGCACAAAAAACATCAGGGCAATTCAAAAAGCTTGATACGCAACTTAATGCTACCTCGAAAGTGATGTCTTCAGGGTTGAAGGGAAGCGTTCAGCAGGCAGGTTATCAGATCCAGGACTTCATCGTTCAGGTCCAAGGTGGTCAATCTGCATTGGTAGCATTTAGTCAGCAAGGGTCGCAGCTGGCTGGAGCATTCGGGCCGGGTGGTGCTATCGTCGGGGCGCTAATCGCGCTTGGAACTGTTGTTGCAGGGACTTTAATTTCTTCTCTCAATGGTGGCAAAAGTGCAATGGATGCGCTTAAAGATGCCGCCGAGAGGATGAATGATGTTATCTCTGTTTCTACTCAGGGTATCGCTGCACTTTCTGACAAATACGCAAACCTTGCTAGAGTGAATGCTACCGCTGCAACATTACTCAGAAATCAGGCTGCGATTGAATACAATCAGGCAATTTCAAAGATACCTAAAGCCATCGGTGATGCCGCTGACTCCTTCCTTTCATTTGGAGATAAAGCTATTTCAGCTTTTGGTGGTGGTTATGCATCAATTGACGGATTCAACGATCGGCTTAAGTCGCTAAATATCACGACAGATGATTACAAATCTGCGATGAATCAGGCGTATGGTGCGGGACAGGCGTTCTCGGCAACAGCCAATAGCATCGGCAATACTGTCGGTGCCGTAGCCTCTAGATTGGGTATTTCTGAAGAGGCGGCGTTTGGTCTTACTAAGCAACTCGCCGATCTAAGCGATAACCCATCACCTCAGGCTCTGCAGACTTTAGCGTTAAGAATTGGCGATATGATTTCGTCATCAAAAAACGCCAAGCCGGAGTTAGTAGAGCTTTACAACAAGATAGTAGACCTTTCCACCGGAGCATCTCAGGCGGCCTTTAACTTTGAAATGTTAAAGAAGTCCACTGATAACCTAACCGCCGGGCAAAAAAGCTTAATTCAGCAGTCCGAGAGGAATCTGGCGCTCTCTAAACTACAAGGTGCCGCAAGGGCAAAATTAGCGGCTCAATATGCAGCTGAGGATGCGGGATTCTCGAAAGACGATCCGCACACCAAGCGAATGATGGATGATGCTGCCGCGACTTACACCAATCTCGATTCGCATAAGAAGCTGACAGCGGAGCAGAAGAAAGGTGAGAGTCAGGCAGAGAGAAATGCAAAAGTTGTCGAAGAGTACAGCCAGAAAGCAAAATTGGCTGCCGATTCTACAAGCGAACTCTCGCGCGAACAGGCGATACTGGCAGCAAAACAGAAGTTAACGAATGCTACACCGCAGCAGGTTGCTCAAGTTGAACGTGATGCAGCGGCGGCATGGGATACGGCCAATGCTCTCAAAGCCCAAGCCGCCGCTCAAAAGCTCCTCCCTGAAACAAGAGAGAACGCCTCTTATCAGCAGGATATGAAGGATCTGAAAACTGCTCTTGATGGGAAGAGGATTACCCAGCAACAGTACGATCAAACCAGTGAGCAACTGGAGGCTCAGCATCAGGCCAACCTTGCCAAAATACGCTCACAGCAGGTGGTTAACCCCACCCAGCAGGCACTTGCTGAAGTTGACCCGGTGCAGCAACTGGCCAACCAGCACGCGCAGGAGCTGGCGCTGATTCAGCAGTTCGAGCAGCAAGGGGTTCTCGCCCATGAGAATGCATTAGCGCTGAAAAATGCCGCTGACCGGCAATATGAGCAGCAGCGGATCGCAGCTCAATGGGAAATCCTCAGCCAGCAAAGCCTCGGCTATAACATGCTGACGAGTGCGGTGGATGCCTTTAGCGGGAATGCCTCCAATGCAATAACCGGCCTGCTAACCGGCACAATGTCAGCCCAGGAGGCGATGCGGTCACTTGGGAATACCATCCTGAACAGCGTGATCAACAGCATTGTCCAGGTTGGCGTCGAAGCGCTGAAAAATTACATTCTCGGTCAGACGCTCGGCGCCGCATCGGTGGCGACATCAGTCGGACTGGCGGCAACTACCGCTTCCGCCTGGGCTCCTGCGGCCGCGATGGCATCGCTCGCCTCGTTCGGTGCTAACGCTGGTCCGGCTGCAACTGGTATCAGTTCGACAGTGGGACTGGCTAACGGGCTTGCGCTTGCCGGCGCCCGCTACAACGGCGGCCCGGTATCAGCCGGCGGCCTGTATCAGGTCGGCGAGAAAGGCAAGCCAGAGATTTACCAGGCCAGTACCGGCAAACAGTACATGATCCCCGGCGATAACGGGAAGGTCATCAGCAATAAGGATATGAATGGCGGACAGGTCCAAGTAAACATCCAGTTTTATGACCAGACCAGTGGCGGACAGCATTCATTCCAGGCGCAGGCCAGCCAGGAAGGTGGTGTTGTGACAGTGGAAGCTTTTCTTACCGATGTTGATCGCAATGGGCCAATGTCCTCAGCAATTCAGAGCGCTTTTGGTCTCGGAAGAAAAGCGCAAGGTGCTTACTAAGCCAAACCCGCTCCGGCGGGTTTTTTAATGGGTGAACATTATGAAAGTAGCAATCGAAGTTAATGGTGAGGTTATCTGGTACCGCGACAGCGATAAACAGGAGGGGATGGCGTCGTTGGGCTACTTGAAGGACGGCACACAGCAGAAGATCATTGCCGCCCTTGAGGAGGCCCTGTTTCAGGCAAAAGGTCAGCTAAATTTACCGGATGATATTGATTGAGTACTGAATATTATTTTCCTTACTGAGGAAGGGATTTCATCACATTCTCTGTTTCGCGAGCCTCGAATCTCGATGTCCAGCCACAGGAGCCACAATGGTACGGAAAATCATCAAAACCACTTCCGACTTGTTTATGACAGTTGGGACAATAAACCGCGTTGACGTAGCCACCCGAGGGATTTTTTCTAAAGGCCGCGCCCATGTGCTCGACAAACTGATCCTTTGCCCTGTAAGCCGATATTTCCTTCTCAAGTTCTACGTTTTTGGCTTTCGCCTCGGCAAGTTCTTGTACGGTGGCAGCATGGGCTTTCTGAAGTACGTCAATTTGCTCGCCGATGAAAGCGATGCGCTCGCGCAAGACCTCATTGCTCTGAACCGCAGAGAGAGCGCCAATTCCGCTCTTAAGAGAAGTAATGAGTAAACCGATATCCATAATTATCCGCCGATTTGTGTAGGGGTATTCAGCCTAACCTGGTAACGAATCGGCGAACATCCTGATAAAAGATCAGTGCCGCAGTCGCGGCATTTTTTATGCCCGGAGGAAACGTGGCAACTGTTCAATACCCTCCGTTCCTGCCGCTTCCCCAGCGCGCCGATCAGAACATGACGCAGGATACAGCCTGGCAGACGACGCAGACGGCAGTCGGTCCATTGATAATCACGCCGATTACTACTGACTTGAAAGCAACCTGGACGCTGCAGTGGATATTCACGCTTGCCCAGGCCGAGCGGTTTAAGTCATGGCTGCGCTCGCCGACATACTGCGACCGCGGGCGTAACTGGTTCCAGATGCCGATCGACCTGGGTGATACGCAGGGCGTGCAGCAGCAGACGCTGCATTTCGTCGATATGCCGGTGCAGACCAGCAAAAACGGCAGCGTCGTCACCTGGACCGCAACGGTCATCAGCAACGGTATCGAGGACATTACCGAGGACTATGACGACTGGATCGTTGAGGCCCAGCCTGGCTATGGATACTGGCTGGATTACCTGATCACCGAAGTGATGCCGAGGGCTGACTGATGCCGACATTGAGAGAGTGGAAGGAGCGGCGGCCAGCAAGCGACATCAAACAGACGGTGGAGTTTTATCACCCTGCGTTTGGTTATTACCGGGTAGTCAATAACCTGTTTCGCCCGGCGACGTTTGGCGGCAACTCGTTCGAGCCTGCGCGGTTCAGCGTGACCGAGCCTGCGCAGGACGGAACGGCGGTCATATCCATGACGATTACTTTTGTCGCCGCGACGGAGCATGTCCGGCAGACACTGAAAAGCTGGCGCGGGGCGGCGCGCATGACGCCGATAAAATGCCTGTATCAGCAGTGGAACGCGATCGGCGATGCATCATCTCTGAAAGACTGGACGCTTTACGTGAACGACATTTCAGCCGATGCCAGCAACGTCACCGTGACCGCCGGCAAGACTAATCCGCTGACGCTGGCCAACTCCATCATTTACACCACGAAAGACTATCCCGGACTGATCACCGTATGACACAGAGCGACTTTATCGGGCTTGTTAACGGCAAGCCCTGGGCTAACCGCGCCTGCAGTTTTGAGCAGCTGGATTGCTGGGGCTTGGTGGTTCTCTATTACCGGCATGTTCTCGGCCTGGAGCTGCATCACATCGCCGGCTACGAATCGGGCGCGGATTTCATCACCTGCTACGAACAGGAGCGCGCCCACTGGCGGCGTGTGCCGGTGGCGGCCGCCGGATGCATCGCCGTTTTTTACCGCGGCGAAGTGCCGGCGCATATCGGTGTGATGATCAGCCCGGTTAAGTGCCTGCATGCCCGCGGGGAATTTGGTTTCGTGCGCTGCGATAGCCCGCTGGCATTACTGAAGGTTTACAGCAAAGTGGAGTACATGGTGCATGGTGCGATATGAGTTACAGAGGCTGCCTGGCGCGCCGCTGCAGCGGGGAACGGTAGATGCCGGTACCACACTGGTGAGCCTGCTGGATTCTCTGCAGCTGCACCGCGATGTTATCGTGAAACTGAATGGCCGAGCGCTGCCGGACGATTACGATATCAGTCGGCCACTGCGATCCGGTGATACTGTGGCTGTGTTCGACCAGCCAGAGGGCGGGGTGGGAAAGCTCATCACCACGATATTGCGTCCGGTCACGAAAATCCTCTCCGGCGCGCTGAAGGTGTTCGGACTGTCAAATAAGCCTAGTGCGTCGGTATCGGTGGCGACAGGCGAATCCCCCAACAACGACTTAACCGGCCAGACGAACCGCGCGCGACTCTACAAGGGGCGCCCGAACATTTACGGCCAGTGCCGCGTCTTCCCTGACCTGATTCAGGAGGCGCTGTTCGAGTTCGTCGACAACAACAAACAGCTTACGGAATGGTTCGAGGTCGGTTACGGCCGGTACACCATCTCCTCGATCCGCTACTCGGAATCGAACCTCGGCAGCCTGGCGGGAGCCAGTTCTGCGATTTATAACCCGGGTGACGTGATCGGAACAATTGAGGTTGGGTATCAGTTCGATGACGTCGATAACGAGACAGTCCCCGGCCTGAACGAAAGTCAGGACTTCCCGGCTCAGACAGCGACCACGACGGCGCCGACATCGGTGGCGATCGAGAGTAATCAGCTCAAAGCCATTGTGCTGTCGAACGATGACAACTTTGCATACTTCGCCGCACTGGCGGTGCCACACCCCGTATCATTCGTCATCAACGCCACCTGGAACGATGGCGGCACAAGCGTCACGCGGAATGTCACCGGCGCCGGGAATATCATCTCCTCAGAGAGCTTTATTGGCGACGACACGCTTTCTTACACGACGTTCTATATTGGCGAACTCTCGGGAGAAATTACGTCTCTGCCGGGCAATGCGGTTATCAACGCGACGCTGTTCACGCTGAATGACCAGACCCCTCTGGTTATCGGACCGTCAGTGTCGCCGATTGTCTCGACGCAGGTCTGGGTGCATGTGCTGGTTCAGCTCGGCGCGACGGCCGGCACAACGCAATACAGGATCAAGTTCTGGCAGGTCGATGACGACAACAATCAGGTGCCCGGTACGTCAGAGCAGCACGATTATTTCTTCGATAACGACTTCCAGGTGACGACCCGGTATTTCCGCACAACGCACAAGTTTGTCCCGGCTGCCGGGGCGGGGCGCTATGCGGTGACCATCGAACGCCTCGACAACAGCAATGACGCTAACGTCGTGACGCTGATGGCAATCCACGCGGTGAACGTGCGCGAAAACGTTGTTTATCCGGAAGACACGATTGCCCGCATCACGATTAAGGGGTCGAATGACAGCAACTCAAACCGCGAGCAGAAGTACAACATGCTGGCGCAGCGGCATACCATCAGCTACGACCGGACAACCGGAGCGGTTGATTACACGCTGCGGCCAAGTCGGTCGTTTGCCGACGCTATCCTTCACGAATGGGTGGTTGTCGGTAAGCAGGACGTAGCCAGTATTGACGTCGCGGCGCTGTATGCCATTGCCGATTCGCTGCCGGATGCCCAGCTTGGATATTTCGATTACACCTTCTCGGATGAGAAACAGCCTCTTGGTGAGCGCATAGCGACGATCGCCAATGTGGCCCGCGTTGACGGCAATAACATCGGCGATGTGCTGACGTTCTGGCGTGATGAGAAAGTGACAAATCCCGATGCGGTTTTTGCGCGCTCAAACATGTTCTGGGACGAGTACAAAGTAGCCTGGCAAATGTCTCTCCCTGGTGGTTACGACGGCGTGGCGCTGGATTACGTTGACCCGCTGACGAACAAGAAGGCGTACATCTACCTGCAGATCGACAGCAGCGGCATCACTGAGGTTGAGGATGCCACTGTTAACGCGATGCAGATCAGCCTGGACGGCTGCCGAAACGCCACCCAGGCAACCGACAGGGCCTGGCTTGAGGCGAGAAAAATTCTCTACTCACGCCTGACCATGACGGTGAAAGTGCTCGAAGAGACCCAGGTTGTTCGCGGCACGGTGGTTCAGTGTCCTGACATGTACGACAACGCGCAGCAAACCGGTTATATCACCGGGCGATCCGGAGACGTATTTGCGACCTCAGAGCGTCTCGACTTTTCTCTCGGCGATATGTGGGTGGTTATGACCGACAGCCTCGGAAATTACCGCGGGCGCTGGCGGGCCTATCCGGTAAGCGGCAAGCCCAAAGCATTTCAGGCTGCGGCCGATACTTTCGATCTGAACATTTATGACCGCAAAAATGTACAAAACCCCAGCCGGTATTTCATCGCTACCGACTCGGAACTTAATTCCACTATCTGGCGCGTCGATAGCGCCAAACCTAACGGTGACGATACTCAAACCCTCTCACTCACTGAATATTCAGACTCGATTTATCCGTAACACACAGCAGTAATTACCAACCTTCGCGCACAACATCAGATTAATTCTGAGGGGTTTGTGCGCCTTTTACATAGGGCGACATGCACAATGGCAGAAGTACCGTTACCAACTCCCACAGATAACGCTGTTCCGAGCACGGATATCCGGGATGCAGTTTATGCCGGCGCCATGCTGGATAAGGTTGTCACCAGTACCGAGTTGACATATACCGATCGCCTCGGCGGAGAGCATTACACCGTAGATGGAATTAAGGCAGAAGGGGATAAAGTTGTCGAAGAGACGCGGCAGAACCTGATCCCTCTCAGCAAGCAGTACATGACGATTGAGGCTGCGCAGGCGGATATCGCGAATATTCCGGCAGGTTCAACAACTTATGTCCGCAGTCAGGACGGCAGTACGCTTGCGGATGAGTACATAAACGTCAGTGGAACGCTGCAGCCAACCGGACGGCGGATGGTTCGTGACGACTACGGATACCAGGTATCGCCAGACAGCGTGACCCTGGCAGCATATGATCCGGAGACTTCCCGCGTGGCTCCATTTTTAAATACAAGCGGCAGATTAATTCAAATCGGTCCTGACGGAAAATATTACGAACTTTTAACCCAACAAGAATCCGAACTCTATGCGCTGGGCCGGGAGGGTTCTGTACCGCAGTTTATTGGCGGTGAAAAAGTGTGGCGGATGACGGTTGATTCAACCACAAACCAGATCGTTGAAGCCTATACGGTTGGCGGGAAGCACTGGATTTACTCAGACGGTGGCCTGGTAGCTGTTAATAACGGAAGTGGCGGTGGTGGTGGCGACGATGATGCCAACCAGCTCCCTGAGTATGGACTTCATTTGTCAGGGTCTACGGTATATCCATACTCAGAAGATGTACCGGTCTGTTTCATTTTTGTAACTGCTGGGCAGTCCAACGCACGTGGTTATTGCCCTGACGCCGATCAAACTATTGTCGCGGCAACGCCAGTTTATCCCGATAACGCGTTTATGTTATCTGGTGGGGTCAGGAGAACGGGGACGCGCAGCACTACTCTGGTGCCACTGGTTGAGGCAGTAAGTGGGACAGATAAAGAAACGGCCGCAAGCGGGCTTGCTAACACATTCATCCGTGATATGTATACGTCCACCGGCGTAATGCCGCGCACGCTATCAATCGTCTGTGCGCAGTCTGGCCAGGCTTACGAGTACCAGAAACGGGGTAACCAGGTATATCAGTATCTGCTCGATTCAATTGAGGACTGCGTAACGGCCTGTAGAGCGCGTGGCTGGCAGCCAATTGTTCTCTGCGTTGACTGGATGCAGGGAGAGTCCGACGAGGACTGGTCAGGATTACGAGAAGGAATGTATGAATCACGGATGAGGCAGTACCAGAGACAAATCACCAGCGACATCATCGCAAGAACGGGTCAAAACGAACCGCCGATTATCGCCATTACCCAGCTGGGGTATGTCAATGACGGGCATGGTGCATTTACAGGCCAGTACGCGCGACTGGCGTCGACGCGATTGCACGGAAAAGAGCAATTCAGGCTGGTCAATAGTTTGTACCAGTATGATTTTATTTCAGACGGTTTGCACCTGACATGCGCAGGACAGAACCGGCGCGGTGCTGCTGTAGCGAGAGCAATTATCCAGGAGTGGTTTACGAGCGGCTGGTACGGCATGGTTCCGACAAGTTTCGTGTGGAACTCACCAACGCAGATACAAATCAATGTCCCTTCGTATACCAACCTGACGATAGACACGACCAATATTAGTACTGATGGCCTGGCAAATTACGGTTTTAACTACACGGATGAATCGGCTTCACCCCCTGCCATTTCGAGCGTCGCGATTAGCTCTGACGGCAAGGGAGTATTGATTAACCTGGCGTCTGCTCCTACTGGCCGTTTTGGACGGGTTTCCTACGCAACCGTCGAAAATGCAATCCAGAGTGGGGCTACTGTGAAACCGTCTGGTAGGACCTTGGGCGCACGAGGGTGTGTTCGATCTTCCACTGGAATCACCTGGGTGTATGACACATCCGTAACTCTCTACGACTGGCTCCCTGCTTTTCGAATCAACGTTTTCTGAGGATAAAAAATGCGCCTTCTTTACACTGACACAGGGTTAAATAACCCACATCTTCCCGTTTATTCTTTGACAGCTGCGGAAATAGCACTGGCAAATTTAAACCCCACTATATGGTCGCCTGCAACGGTTGATTTTATCAAGCCAGGGGTCGGGCAAAAAGTTTCCGCACTCGCAAACAGAATTGATGGAGGTAAATTCAATTCTCAGACTAGCCTGGAACCTACGGCAAAATATAATGGGTCAACTCTGCAGGGTATTAATTTTTCAGGTGCAGGGGGTCTTTCCGGGGATACGCCCGTGGCACTGAATGGGACAATAAATACGTTTGCTTTTATTTATCAGCTACCATCAGGTGCATTACCATCAACCCCTACGGACAGAATAGTTATCGCGACCCAGGAAACAGCCCCTCATGGGGTAGGTATTCGAACAACTTCGGCTGGTAGTTTCCCTGTGTTTTTTAACGGCGGTTCACAGCCAGATGTTCCTTTCACCCCTTCAAATATGGGAGCCGGTCTGTTTTGCGCCGTGGTTATGTGCTCTAACAAAAACACGGGTGCTTATGCAATTGCATACCAACGGTCAGATCAGTCTGCCGTAACCAGTCGGCAAGTAACTGGGTATACGATCCCTGAATACGCCACATCTCAAAAAATGAATTTAGGCGGCGCAGGAGATGGGTCTGTTTCGCCACTGACGTCTGTACTGTCAGACGCAATAGTGATACCTGGTTTGTATTCCTACGGGACCAGTGCCCAGGATGTCATTTTTGCATACCTGATGGAGAGAATTGGGAAAATAACAGGCTAATCAACTTAATAATTGCCGGAATAACGAAATTATGCCGCTGGTATTGATCTTCAATCCCAACAAAACTACTGTATATAAAAACAGTATTTTGATGGAGGGAAGATCATGCTTAGACAGTCAGACATCGCCGCGGCGTTCCGCGAGTCGGTATTGCGAAACGCCAAAGGCTACCAGTACCTTCACACCCGTGACTTCGTTTCGGCGCTGCGCCGGCGCGGAATCCACTTCTCCGAGGTGGAAGCCAACACCTGGATCGCACGCGAGCAAACGTATTTCGTCGATAAGACGCCGGACCATAGTGAAAACAGGCTGTGGATGATGGCCAACATGGGGATGGTGATCTAATGGGATTCCCTTCACCCGCGACGGACTACGTCGAGCAAAGGCTGTCTGTTAACACGATCTGCAATGTCGGGCCTAACACGCTCCTGTTCGAGCGTTCTGGCGGTTACGTTGTGCTGGATATCTCCCTGAAACCAAAGCAGGGTAGTCAGGTTCTGATCCAGCACGGCGGCGGGACGGAGCTTGCCACGCTGAGAGGAAGGTCGCTGATTACCGAAGATGGCGAAGCGATCGAGGGCGAAGCCCTGGACGATGTTGCTGTTATCGGGGTCGTGACGTTTACTATCTGCGATGTGCGCCAGGACAATGCTGTTGTTTAG